AGGGAGCGAAGATTAAAGGAGAATAAGTGACTGCATACTTCGAAGGTGCAGATGAATTTGTATTTTTAGACTTTGAGACAACAGGAAGAGATTTATTAGGTAGGTTTTACTTTGATAAAGAAGTTTCTAAGAACGATGCAACACAAATAGCTATTGCTTGGTTTGATGGTGCACACTTGACATCTGCATATAGTTATATACAACCATTACAGGATTACTTCAGATTAAAAAATTGGTCACACGCTTCTCCAGATAGAAAGTTTTGTAAGGACGCTCCTAAGTTTTATGAGCTACTACCTATCATCAAAGGAATTATTGGCGAAAGAAAGATAGTTGCACACAATGCACCATTTGATAAAAAAGTAATGGACGACTCTTTACTTGCACTAAACGAACAACCACTTCCAAATGAATGGATATGCACAAAAGAACTATCAAAAAATTATTTACCAAACGCAGGAGCTTGTTTTAAATCTTGCGACCATACTTGCAATGGACACACTTTGAAACATTTACATAACTATTTTGGTTTTGGTGACTTTGACCATCACAATGCTATTGCAGATGTTTTTGCTTTATCAAGAATTTTTTCGATAATGTATAAACCAGAAACAGACTATACTAAAGATTGGTTGTTTGTGTAACCTCAACGCAAACTCCCTTAGCCTTGAGGAGTAGCTTATGCCCTCGAGGTTCTTATACGGAGGAATAAGGCCAGCCTGCGAGCTGGCTTTCCTCTTTTTGAAATACCATACCCTTGTGATATAGTTATAAAACCATGATAAGAAATTTTATTTTTCCAAACAAGATGAGATTCAAAGTAATAGAGAAAGATAAAGATTTTTATATTATTAGGTTTATTAAAGAAAATCAAGTCATAGAAGATTTTTACATTCCGAAACAAGATGATGACCAAGGAATAAGAAATGCAATCATTGTTTGGTATACACACACATACGGTGACATTCTTAAATACCGCGATTCCAAAAGTAAAGAGCTAAAGTAATTATTGTCGGCATCCACACCGACCTCCTCCCATCATCGGCTCTTCTACGGAAGAGCTGTATTCTTTTTTAAAACTGCTAGAATAAATTTATGGGTTACTTAATTGAAAGATTAAAAGAAATTGAAGAAAGAGCATTTACTGCTCCTTACAATTGGTTTGTCAAAAGAGGTATAATTACAGTCATGATGGTATCCAATAAAGTTTATATGACTATGGAAGATTTATACGAAAAAAAATATTTACAAGGTTACAAGGGAAATCCTAACTGGGCTGGCGATGACTGATATTACTGTTGTTTATTGTAGAGTTTGTAAAAATGAGTTAGTTCCATCTGATGTAACAACTATTTGTGATGGCTGTTTGTTTTCTCTGAGTGAAAGAGAAATCAATGGCTAGAGTTGAATGGGACGCAGAAAACGAAACTTACGCAGAATTTAAAAAAAGAAGAAGTAAAGCTCATGGCATATCTGGTATGGGACAAAAAAAACGTGAAGGCACTGGAAAAATAAATAAATCTGCTTTACGAGAAAAAGCTTTGAAACGAGCAAACTATAGATGCGAGTGGCCGGAGTGCGATACAACGCAGTGGCTGGAGATGGCACACATTACTGGAATCGGTATGGGAGGAATGAACCGTAACATTTCTAATGATGAAGGTAATGTGGCTATCTTTTGTAAATACCATCATGATATTTTTGATGGTAAAACAATATCTGGACAAAAAAGAGAGTACACTAAATTCGTAAGAGCTTACTTGGGGAGATATGCCTAGATATGAACATAAATGTTTAAAAGATATTTGTGAATTTTTGTTTGAAGTTACTTATCCAATAACTGAAGAACCAGATATTCATTGTCCTAAATGCGCTAGTCCAACAAAAAGACAAGTATCATCAAATGTAATGTTTGAAACACCAATGGATGCAGAGTTTGTACAAGACCCTTCAACATTAAGTGCTAAATCATTTGCTCAAGTAGAAAAAGCTAAAAAGCAAAAATATAGATGGTAGGAGAAAATGGATTATAAATATATTACAGATGAAGATAAGTTAGCGATTATTGAAAATCAATTAAAACAATTAGAAGGCAACCATTACAGTTTATGTTTAGTAGAACCTTCTCAATTACAATCACCAGATGAACATTTAGTTTGGAAACAACAAATAACTGCAATAGAGAAATCTATTGAAAGAATGAGAAAATTTCAATCGAAAGAAGAGAATGGCTAAATATGCACCGAAACTTCCAGGATTACATGTTGCGCAACAAACTGTTGCAGACTCTGATGCGAGGTGGAAGATACTTTGTGCTGGGCGTCGTTTTGGTAAGACTAGGCTGGGTGTTCAACTATGCATCCAAACTGCCTTGGCTGGCGGTAGAGCTTGGTGGGTTGCTCCTACTTATAGTATTGCTAGGGTTGGCTGGAGAGCATTAGAAAATGCAGCTCTTTCTTTTCCTAAAGAAATTGAACCTAAAATCTCTATCGCTAACATGGAAGTCAATTTTCCTAACGGTGGTTTTATTGCTTGTAAGTCTGCTGATAATCCGCAAAGATTAAGAGGTGAAGGTTTAGATTTTATTGTCATTGATGAGGCAGCTTTCGTAAAAGAAGAAGTTTGGCATGAAGTGTTAAGACCAACACTTACAGAAAGAAAAGGTCAAGCATTATTTATTTCTACTCCCTTAGGTGTTGGTAATTGGTTTTATGATTTATGGCAAAAAGCAGAGGACCAAGATGACTGGGAAAGATTTCGTTATACAACTACTGACAATCCTGCTATTGACCCTAAAGAAGTTGAATCAGCAAAAAAAGAAGTTGGTTCTATAGTTTTTGCACAAGAATACATGGCAGAGTTTATTGAAGCTGGTCAGGGTTTATTTAAGCAAGATTGGTTTTCTTACTTTGATTTACTTGATGATGGTTTTTATGTTGGTGGAGGTGGTCAGTTTAATCCTGCAATGCTCACACACTTTGGTGCAATAGATGTTGCAGTAACAACTGAAGAAAGAAGTGACTACACAGTAATTGCTAGTTTTGCATTAACTCCTGACGGAAAGTTATTTGTTGAAGATATTTTTAGAGAAAAAATTGAATCTCCAGATATTATTCCAAAAGCTAAACAGTTAGCGAGTAAATACAACTGGAGTTATGTTTGTATAGAAAACCAAGGTTTATCAAAACCATTTGTTCAAGAAGCTGGTAGAGCTGGTTTGAGAGTTAAAGAGATTAAGGCAATAAAAGATAAAATAACCAAAAGTTTACCTCTATCGGCTAGGATGGAGTCAGGTGACATCCTTTTTAAGAAGGGTGCCTCGTGGTTAGCAGACTTAGAAAGAGAACTGCTAACTTTTCCTGTCGGCAAAAATGACGACATGGTAGACGCTCTGGGATTAGCAGCTAGTACACTCTCAGCTAGAAGAGAGTGGACAGCGTATTAGAGTACTGGGTAAATGGAAGAGAAAAGTAGATTTCAAAAAGCTTTAGATATCTTCAGACCTTCACAAAGAAGGAACGAAGAAAAATTACAATCGAATTTTAATCAATTATACGGAAACGATGCATCCATTTTTGGATACAATACTTCATCTGGATTTATAGAATCCAATAAATTAAAAGAAATTGGTGATGGTTCTGGTAACTCCGCAGTAACAGCATGTTTGAATGTTTTATCAACATCATTCTCAGAGCCACAATTACAAGTTGTAAAAAGAGACCAAGTATTCGGTGATAGAGAAGTTCAATACACACATCCTCTAGCAGAGTTATATCACAGACCAAATCCTTTCATGTCACAAAACTTATTGTCCCATTACATAGTTATGGCTATGAATACTTTAGGAGATGCTTTTCTTTATAAAAATAGAAATGCACAAGGACAGGTAGTTGAGCTAGTTCCCTTAATGCCACATATGGTTGAAGTAAGAGGTAATGAAGATAAGCTAATTACACATTATGAATATTATGCATACGGAAAAGGAGAGTTTGTATCTATACCATTCGAAGACATGGTTCACATAAGACAAGGAATTGACCCTAATGACCACAGAAGAGGTCACGCACCATTGAAAACAGTTTTAAGAGAAATCCTAGGAGATGAAGCCGCAGGCCAATTCACTTTCGCATTGTTGGATAATATGGCAGTACCTGGTGTTGTATTAACACCTAGGAGTGATGGTTACGGAGGCCCAACGCGAGAGGAAGCAGAATCAATATCTGCTATGTATAAAGAAAAGTTTGGAGGTTCTAATAGAGGTGCTCCTATGGTTTTATCTGGAGCTATGAATGTTGAAGTAGTTTCTTTTTCTCCAGAGCAAATGAGACTTGCAGCATTAAGAAGAATACCTGAAGAAAGAGTATCTGCAGTCCTTGGTGTTCCTGCGATATTGGCAGGACTTGGTGCAGGTTTAGATTCTGCAACTTATAACAACACAAAAGAACTTAAAGAATTTTTTACTGAGCAAAAACTTATACCAATGTGGAGAACAGTTGCTGCTGAACTTACTCATCAGTTATTAATACCAGATTTTCAAGATAAAGGTTTGATGTGTGATTATGACATACAATCAGTAAGAGCTTTACAACCAGATGTTGACAATCTTTATAAAAGAGTAAACATGGGTGTATCTGGTGGTTGGATAACTATTGGTGAAGCTAGAAAAGTTGTTGGATTAGATGTTGATAAAAATCATGACGTATATCTAAGACCATTAAACATGATTCAAGTTGATGAAACTGGTCAAGCAATTTTAAATGACCCACCACAACAAAATAGAGATGCATCTAGAAGAGAGCAAGAACAACTACAAGCTGCTAATACAAATTTAGAAACAGAACAAAAAGATATTGTAGGTACAGAACAAGGACTTCCAGAATCAACAAGACAACCAAGAATAGTAATGGATGATGAACCAAGAAGTGAAGAGAAGTATATTGCTAAAATGCCTAATGGTGCTTTTTGTGTTATAAGTCATGATACAAATAAAGTTATAAAATGCTTTGATACAAGAAAAGAAGCTGAGAACTTTTTAAAACGCAAACCTAAAAAAGATTATGATATGATTGAAGAACTAGGTGTAAGTTTAGAAGAAGCAGAAGTACTTATGGAATCACAATTTGAAATAGAACCTGAAAATAGTAAAGCAGCAAATCCTAAAGATATTTTTGATAATCCAGGTGAAGCAATGAATAGGTCTAAAGAACTTTCTTGCGAGATAGGTGTTCATACACATGAAGTAAATGGCAAAACAGTTTTTATGCCTTGCAAAACACATGATGAATATGAAGAAGCTATAAAACCTAAAAAATCTGAAAAGCCTAAAAAAGATAGAACTAACTTTCCAAGTCCAGGTGACGACAAACTAGTAAGAATTTCAAACTCTAAATACAAAATGTTTCCTTATGGCTATGCAAAAGACTTAAAAGAAAATTGGCCAGAGATATGGAGACTTGCTGGTACTGGCGGTAATCCTCCAACATCATTTACTGGTAATGATGCTTTCGCTAGATGGACTAAATATCAAGCAGGAGACAGAAGTGAATCTGTTCTTAACTGGGTTAGAAGAAGAGAAAGATTTATGGGTAGACATCAAGGTAACACAAGATTAAACGGAACAATTGCAAATATTAAATGGGGCGGTGTTTCAAATATTGGTGTTCCTGCCATGAAGAAAATTATTAATGAAAGAAAAAAACTTGTTAGACAAAGAAGAAAAGCTGCTGAAGAATTAGCAGATGAAATATTTGCAGAACAACTTACTGAAACAAAAGCAGTATCTGCAAGAGTTAGAAAATCATTACAGAAAAAAGTCAAAGACCATAATGCTAAAAATCCTAAGTACAGAGCAAACCTTAGAACATTAACAGCTGTCTTTAGAAGAGGTGTCGGTGCATATAGAACTTCACCAGGTTCAGTTAGAGGTAACGTTACATCAGCTGACCAGTGGGGATTGGGCCGGGTGAACGGGTTCCTTCATGCATTAAGAACTGGTAGATTTAAGAGAAAACCTTATGACCAAGATTTGTTACCTAGCAATCATCCTTTGAGTTCTAAAAAATCTGGCGACATAGAAGAGAAAGCAAAGAGTGTCCGTGTCGGACAGTCAGTAAGCTGGTCTATAAATAAAGACCCTCAACCGCCATCAACAGTTCATGGTATTGTAGTTTCTGTTAACAGTGAAAAGAAAGAAGCAACAATGCAAGTTTGGGCAATCATGGAAGATGGTAGTCATAAGAAAACTGATAGAAGAGTAACTATGCCCATTTCAAAACTACAAGTTATTAAGCCTATTAAATAACACACTTTTTTAAAACATCTGTAATAATTCTTAATATAGCGTACCTAAAAACTGTTAACAGGAGATATAGGTAACATGTCTGAAAAAGAAGTTAAAAACATAGACCTCGAGTTAAAAGAAGACACCGAGGGAAAAGTTTCTGCTGTCTTTTCTGTATTTAATTCACTCGATTCTGATGGAGACATCGTACTCCCCGGGTCGATAAAATCAGGTTTCAAATCTGGTTCTGTACCTATGGTATGGGCTCACAAATGGGACATGCCAATTGGTAAAGGTTCAATTGATAGTGATGGAGATAAAGCCACATTCAATGGTGAATTTTTCATGGATACAGAATCTGGCAAAGAAGCTTACAAAATAGTTAAGAACATGGCTGATATGCAACAATGGTCATTCGGCTATAGAGTTAACGACGCTGAACGAGGAAAAATTGGTGAAGGCGATGAAGAAAAAGATGCAAGGTTTTTAAAAGACCTTACTGTCTTTGAAGTTTCACCTGTTCTTGTAGGCGCTAATCAAGATACCTACACAATGGCAATCAAATCAAACGAAGAATTGTTAAAAGAAATAGTAGGTACTGATGAAGAAAAAGCTGTACTTGGTTCATCTTCATTTGGTAAAGAGCCAGTATCTGAAACATTAGAAGAAGAAGATGCTGTCAATCCTGCCGTTGAAGTTGAAGAAGTAGATAAAGAAAAGTCAGTAACTGTTCAAGAGTTATTGGAAAATCCTACAGTTTACTTAAAGGAACTCTACAAGCTTAAAGAAGCTCAGTTAGAGACACAAGAAGAGATTTCAGAAGATGCCCCTAAAGCATTTTCGGAACAAGTCAAAGATGTGCTTGCCGCATTAAACGACTTGATGGTACGAGCTACCGCCATAGCGATGTTGCGTGCCAAAGATGGAAGGAAGTTAGGCGAAAAAGCCACTGAAGCACTACGTGCAGTTCAAGAAGACTTACAAGATGCTTGGGTCGAATTAGACCAATTCATCGACAATGTAGGCGAAAACACTGTAGTGGTTGAGGATAACGTTGACGTAGAAGAAGAACTACCAGCTGAAGAAGTTGAAGACGTTCCAGCAGAAGAACCTGCTGAAGAAGTCGAGGTTCAAACAAACCCAGAGGTTGAACCAGTCGAAGCTGAAGATAACACTGAATCCGTTGACGAAGAGGCCGAAGCCTTATGGTTAGAATCTCAACAAAATATTGCTGATTCATTGGATGCTGAATTAGAAGTAGAAGATAATATATCAGGAGAATAACCAAAATGAGTGAAGTAGCAAAGCTCAAAGAGCAAATTGCAAAATCTCGTGAAGACTTAAAAGCTGCTTTTGATTCACAAGAAGACGGTAAGTACACACCTGAAGCCAAAGAGAAAATCAAAGGCCTCAACGAAGAACTTGCTGGACTTGTTGATGATTTAAAAGTCGAAGAAGCTAAAGTTAAAAACGAGAAAGCTTTAGAGGTTGATAAAGAGCCTGTAAATTCTATACCTAATGCAATGCCAGAGCAAAAAGGTCCACAAACAATTGGGGAACAATTTGCTAACACAGATGCTTATAAAGCATATGTTGAAAAAGGCGTTAAAGGTGTAGATTCACAAGCTGAATTTAAAACAACTTTAAACACAACTGGTTATCCACCAGAGAGCTTAAGAGCTCCTGGAATCCTAGAGACCGCTCTTCGTAATCCAGACAGCGTTATTGGATTGTTTGACCAAATTCAAACTAACCAAAATGCATATGTCTACCTCGAAGAGACAACATTCACCAACAATGCTGGTGCAGTTGCTGAATCTACTGACATTAGTTCTGCTAATGAAGGTGCTTTAGCATTTACAGAAAGAACAGAATCCATCAGAAAGATGGCTACTTTCTTACCTGTAAC